AGGCTTTAGTAAAGACATCTCTGTCAATGAACTTTCTAAATGGCACGGCATTGATGGCTTTGCTATAGGCTTCTGGGTATGCTAAAGAGGCAAGTCGTGATTGATTTGCAGTCAATGCCTCAAGATATTCAAAACCATTGACGTTTTTAGCCAAACCCGCCTTTTCAACCAAGCCCTTTACTATGTCATTAGGTTGGTCAATAAGACGATTTTCAAGGAATTCTTTTGTAGTACCCTTGGCAGCAGATTGGACTGTGTATGCGCTATAGGCTAAGTCGTTCAGGCTTTTACCTAAGTCAGCAATCACCGGATTAGGAACACCAATCTTACGCAATTCATCTAATGCTTGTTGGGCTTCTGTTGGAGAAAGATTGTCTTTTTTTAGGTAGTTTGCCAACATCTTTGATGCCGCAGCCTCCTGATCTCCAATACCCGCAGAATTCAAGACGTTCTTAATTAAAGTTCCTGCACCCTTAACAACAATAGGCACAGAACCGCCTAGAATTCCACCAAACACGCCACCCATTGCGGTCTCTGATCCTTCATCTTTCTCAGCAAAACCATAACCAGAAGCTGCACCAGTAGTTGCACCAATTGCAGTACCACGGGCAATTTGACCTGGCACAGTTTGACCTGTAATCAATGCTTGAGTGGCGGGTGCAAGTTTTGCCACTTGTCTAGCAATTCCTAGTGGAGCAATTAAACTACCACCAACTTCTAGGGCTGGCTTGACAATTGGCATATCCATGCCGAACTGTTTTTGTTGTTCACGCAAAATATTGCGTTGGCGCTCATACTCTGGCCCACTAATTGAGCCAGTTCTAAGTGCTGCCTCGATTTCATCAAGTGTTCCAAAAGTCAAGCCTTGACCAACAGACCTAGCAGCCTCGGCTACCCCTGAGTACTCTACGGGCGAACCAAGGACTGATTTAAATGCCTGTGGTTCTTCAGCAATGGGTGCATCTTTATAATCAGCCATTATGGTTTTGTCCTTCTTTGTCCTTCGGGGTCAATGAATACTGTTCCTGATGGGAACTTGGGATTTCTCAGAAACCTTTGATAGTCAGCATTGTCAATAATTTGAACATCAAATTTAGGAACTTCAATTGCACGTTCTGGTTCAGGGAAATTAGCATTCTTTCTACGTCTTAATACGTCATCAGCAGCGTTCTGAGTACGTCTTACATTGATGTCAACCAAACGTCTCATTGCAGCCGCAGCCGCTTGAGGAGACTCTGAACTTTCAAGTTCTTTTGCCGCCCTTACTGCATCACCTTCAGTTTGTGTTCCTTTGTTTAGGCGCAAACTCTCATTGGTCAATACTTTTAAGAACTTATCATAATCTTCCCTTGCAAGAACATCAGGATCATTTGATCCAACTAATTGCCTTGCTCTGATACTAGCTTTATCTTTTAGACCAAACTTGATCTCGCCAGACTTGATTCTGTTAATGAAGTTGTTGGCATCAGATGCTAAATTTGTTGCGGCAGTTGCAGTTCCATAATCTGCCTCTTCATCTTTTGCAAGATAACTTGGCAATGGCTTAGTTCTGGCAGTTTCTGCTTTACGATCTGCTTCTGCTCTCTTCATATCCTGTTGGAACGCAATGTTCTGCGCTTGCAATGCTTGATTGCCTTGTTGAATCAAAAGGCTTTGACGAGAGTTCTCAAGACCTTGAGACCTTAATGAAGCAAGTGTGTCTTGATTGTTTTTAATCTGTGCTTGATTTTGTTCAAACTGGCTAATTCGCTGAGTCATCTCAGCCAACTCTTTAGCTTTTGCATCAACCTTTTCAGGGTCAAGAATCCCCTTTTCAAGACTAGTTGAATATTGTTTTGCAAGTGTTTGAACAGTCTTTGGAATGGTTGCATCGTCAATAAACACCTTAAATGGATTATCTTCTGGAGCACCCATTGCACCGATTCTACGGAGATCAGGAATAACTTTGGCAAACTGAGAGATTGCTGCCTGTCCTTGTGGGAATGACAACAGTCTATTCTTCACCTCTTCATTGATGCTACCATCTGGGTTTTTCAACTGAGTTATTAAGTTTTGAGCAATTCCCTCAAGTCCTTGGGTTTGCATACGTTGACCACGTTGAGTCAAATAATCCTCATTCTTCATGGCTTGCATTCTGGCTTGTGTACCTTGCTCACGCAAAACAAGGGCGGCTTCTGCATCACCACTTTGCAATGCCATTTGAGCAGCCTGAAGATATGAGTCCGGATTACTTGGGTCAATCATGCCAAGCAATTGCTGACGTTGCGTGATGCGCTGAAGTTGTGGGTCTTCTACTCCAAAAGCACCAGCCAATGCACCACCAAATCCTTTAGCACCTGCATAAGTCATAGCCGCACCCGCTTGACCAGGAGTCAGTTGAGCATAGTCAATACCCTCACGCAAAGCACTTCTACGTTGTTGTTCACCATACATTTCGGGGGTTAGTCCGAACAGACCCGCTACGATATTCTCTGCCATGATGATTCCTTAGAAGTAAAGCGAACCGAAGTATTCGCCTGTAGATGGGTCTACACCAGTTCCATATTGACCATAACTAAAGCCACTTGTTGCAGGTTGGCTACCAAATAAGCCACCTAGTAGTTGACTAAAAGCAGGATTAGCCGCCACCCCAGATATTGCTGAAGAATATGGGTTTCTTGTTGCATCTGCGCCTGTTGCCAAGGCTACACTTTGACCCGCACCCGTTAAGCCTAAACGACCCACATTAGCACCTGCTGTAGCTGATTGTTGAGCAAGAGCCGCACTCATGTTGAAGGGTTGTTGTGCCATTTGCTCCAAGTTTTGTACTTGTCCCAAAGCAGTTGTATAAGGTGCATAAGCCGCTTGTTGACCACCATAGTACTGACCCATAGCTTGTGAGCCTTGACCTAATAGACCCGCACCAAACGTAACCTGTTGTTGACCATACTGTTGAGCATTAGCCGCCAATTGAGCCTCTTGTTGAGCACGAGCGTTAAACAGAGCTTGCAGTTCAGGAGTAGTAGCACCCATAGTACCGCCTTGAGCAACAGATAGACCACCACGGCCTTGCTGCTGTAGTCTGTTTTGCAGATTAGCTAACTCTAGTTCTCTGCCTGGTTGCAACAAAGCCATCTGCTGATTGAGATAGTTCTGAGCAACATCTTGAGGAGTCTGCGCCAAGTATTGATTGCCCAATCCAAATAGACGTTGTGCGCCTGTTTGCAAAGGAGCAAACTGACCTTGTGCGGCCTCTGCTTGTGTCAATCCTTGACCCGCCAAAGTAGCAAGTCGATCTTGTTGCGCTTTGGCTTCAGGACTTAATGTATATCCTGCGCTAGTCAATTGACCAGTTAAAGGATCAACTTGGAATTGTGAAGTTCCAAACCTTGTAGTCATTCCTACAGGTTTAAACTGAGCCGCTTGCTTAGCAAGAGTAGTCTCTCTATCAATCATTGCTTGCGCTTTTTGAGCCGCTTCACGAGATGTCTGTTGTTGGAGAAGACCTGCCGTAGTAGTTGCACCAGTTGTAAGTAACTTACCAACATTTGTAGGCGTTAAAAGTCCTGAAACAGCCGCTGGAATCACTGATTTTACAAGTGGAGGAATAACAGGAGGAATAGCTGTTGGAGGCACTACAGGAGGAACTACAGGAGGAATTCCTGTAGGGGGAACTACAGGAGGCACTGGAGTACCACCAGTAGGAACAACAGGAGTACCACCACTTGTAAGTAATCCAGCAGTTAAAGTTCCTGCCGCCAAACCGCCCAGTTGTTCAGCAAGTGTCAAAGCACCCAAAGTCCCACCAGCACCACCAAGAGACATATCTAGTTGAGTTAACTCAGATAAGGTCAATCCTGTATTGCCAATAGTTCCCGCTGTGCCAACATTGGCTAAAGAACCACCTAGATAGTCAGTTCCTGCACCAGCCCCTGCATTAAGTGACTCAAACAATGTTCCCGCACCAGTTCCACCTGCTAAACCAGCGATATTCAAAGCTCCCGCTGTACCTCCAGTACCGCCCAAGGCTAGATCAAGTTGAGCAAGTTCACCCATTGTCAGACCAGTAGTGCCAACAGTACCTGCCGCACCTGCTCCACCGCCACCAAAAAGGCTTTCAAATCCGCCACCTAGACCACCAAATAAAGCCGCACCACCTAAAGCAAACTTTAGGAAGTCTTTGCCAGCGTTTACTTCTTGTGTAGTGCCAGTGCGTTCAAATGTGCCATCTGCATTGTATTGTTGATATTTTGATCCAACAGGGTCTCTGTAGTTAACATCGCCAGTAGTTTTGGATGTGTAAACAGTCTCAAGATTACCAATTTGCTGATCTTCACCAGAACCAAAAATTCGGTACTCAGGAACAATGCGAGTGTCACCTAGCGTTATGGAAGAACCTTGAGGAATAGTAGCCGCTACACGAGCCGCAACCTCTCCCTCTGATACTCCAACAGCACTAGCCATTTGAGCAGGAGATACGCCATATTGCTCCATAGCCGCAACAATTTCGGCATCGCTTATGCCAGGATTTGCGTTAAGAAACCCTAAGATGTCAGCACTAGTTACGGCCATGATATTTTCCTTTATGCGTTACGAGCCGCAGCCTGTGCCGCTTGATAAGCCGCAATAACCGCTTCTGTCCAAACTGTATTGCAAATAGCAACCACGTTAGTTGGAACGCCTGTTAAATCTTGTGCGGGTACAAGGCTTGAACGATGGTAGGTTTGGCTAATTTGATTGCCATCCTCCATAATGCGTGTAGCTTCACGATAGAGAATGATGCCGTTCTCAGTTACTGTGATTTGGTCAACAGTTGTGGTTTTAGTTAAAGCCATTTTTATTTCCTTTAAGTTAAGTGTCCGACTAAGCCATCCGACCTAGTTAATTAAGTTGTCATGTATGTCATGGTTATAAAGAAAAGTTCATCACCACTAAAATTATTTGCTGCATTCCCATAAGATACTGTACTCATTGCATAAATATACACAGTTGCTGTGCCTGGGCCAGTTTGCAAAAAATATGTATTCATGTTTTGTGAAGCACTTTCCATCCACAAAGATGTTGTGGCATAGGTTGACCTTTCGCTTCCTGTCGCCACAGTAAATGGTAGGGTAATAAAGGCTGCACCAGATGGTGAAGAAACAGAAGAAACTCTGAATTCACCAGTTATTGTTACAAGGCGACCAACTTTTGTGTAAGCACCTGTATCAAATGATGTATTCATTGTTATAGAACCACTACCAGTAGTTATTCCACAAGTCCAAGTACCTTCTTCATAGTCATCTAGCGTATTAGCGTCTGATGATGCTGATTGAGTTGCGGGGAAACGAATACCTTTTCCATCGACTGCTGATGTATCTCCAAGACCAATACCAGCACCATTGGCAACAAAAGAAACTGAGCTATCAGTTTGATTTGAAAACTTAAGCTGTCCACCAGTTGAATACACTTGGTAGTTCTTACCACTTGTATTCATCGTGTCGTCAATGTTGATCTCTGGGTAGTTACCGCCTGTCGCACCTTTAAGCATAATGCGGCCACGATTGCTTGAACCATCACCAATAGCAAGTTTGTACCCACCAGGTGAAGTTGTACCAATACCAACATTGCCAGTTGTGTAATAAATATCAGAACCGCTAGTTGTCCATTGGCTTGAGCCACCAGCAGTAGCCCATGACAAAGTACCAGAGCCATTGGTTGACAAGACTTGTGCGCTTGTTCCATCAGCAGCAGGGAGTGTCCAAGTTACATTGGCAGCAATAGTGTCTGGTGCTTTAAATGAAACATAGTTAGTGCCGTTATCTGTGTCTTCGTATAACTTCAGATTAGAGCCAGCCGTTGAGTTTCCGAGAACATCTAATGCCCCTGTAAACACAGCCGCACCCGTATCACTCAATGTCGCACCAGTAGAGTTCTGAAGCAACTTACCTGTTGTGCTGTCAAAGCGGGTAAAAGCATTATCTGTTGAGGATGCAGGGCCAACCACATCGCCAGAGCCACTAGCAGTAGATGCAATAGTCTGATTAGGCCATGTGCCAGTGACAGTTACGTTTGTTCCCGCAACAATGCTAGGGGTTGCTGTTCCTGTACCACCATTGGCAACAGGAAGCTGGCCTGTTACGCCTGTGGTCAAGGGTAAGCCTGTGGCATTGGTCAAAGTCGCACTTGTTGGTGTACCTAGAATAGGAGTCACCAAAGTAGGTGAAGTAGCAAATACAACAACGCCTGTTCCTGTCTCATCAGTCAAAGCAGAAAGCAAGTTTGCTGAACTAAATGAACCGAGAGAAGTGGCATTACCAGTAGAGGTAACTGCACCAGTAAGGTTTGCATTTGTTGTGACGTTACCCGCTGTCAGACCAGAGGCAGTACCCGTGATATTTGTGCCTACCAATGCTGATGGTGTTCCCAATGCGGGTGTTACAAGAGTTGGGCTTGTTGCAAAGACTAACGATCCTGTACCAGTTTCATCTGTTACAGCAGAGATTAGATTGGCACTTGATGGAGTCGCTAGAAAGGTTGCTACGCCTGTTCCAAGACCTGACACACCTGTGCTGATAGGCAAGCCAGTAGCATTCGTTAAAGTGCCGCTAGTAGGAGTTCCAAGAATGGGAGTTACTAGGGTAGGAGAGGTGGCAAACACCAATGAGCCAGAACCTGTTTCATCAGTAATCGCAGAGGCTAAATTGGCACTAGAAGGTGTTGCTAAAAGAGTTGCAACACCAGTACCCAAACCACTTACACCTGTTGAGATCGGTAGACCCGTAGCATTTGTTAAGACTGCGGCACTCGGTGTTCCAAGGGCGGGAGTCACCAATGTTGGCGAGTTTGACAACACTACATTAGTTGTGCCTGTGCTTGTGGTTACGCCAGTACCACCATTTGCTACAGGCAAAGTGCCTGTGATGTCAGCAGTAGAAAGGCTTACTGCATCCCATGTGGCATTAGTGCCATCAGTCTGGAGATACTTGTTTGCATTGCTTGTTTGGCTAGGCAACAGGTTATTTAATGCACCTGCGGCTGTAGAAGCACCTGTACCGCCATCAGCAACCGCTAGATCGGTAATGCCAGTAATTGAACCACCTGTAATTGCGGCAGCAGAGTTATCTGTCTTTGTCGCAACAGCAGTAGCAATGTTGTTGTACTCAGTGTCAATCTCAGTACCCTTAACAATCTTTAAAGGATTGCCAGGCGATAAGTTGTCTTTAGTCGCAAAGTTTACTGTTTTGGTGTAATTACTCATGGTTTACCTCTTATGCCATTTTGCCATCTTTGGCTTGAATTTCAATCTTTTGAAGGGATAACTGTGTGCCGTTAATGGTTGTCTCATAACCTGTCTGAACAATTTTACCCGCACCAGATGCGTTTGCTCTCAATGTCTTAATTGGTATGCCACTTGTGTATTCAGCAGTTCCATATTCAGCAGTACCATACTCATAACTTACTTGCGTAGGAATGTAAATATTTTGAGCTTGATAAGCACCAGAATAATCAAAGCCCCAATTGATAGTTAAGAACTGATTTGACCCACCAATAACAATGGCTGAAATAGTCTTTAAAACAGAAATCTGGTTTGGGTTGCCAAGGTCAGCATTGTTGGTGTAGTACGCAAATCGGTACGTTGTTGTGTCATCTATGTAACCGCCATACTTACCAATAAAACCATTCTTACCAATTAACAAGTCTCCATTACGCAAAGAACGTAAAGAAGTTGGTGCAATAGAGTCCCATTTGGTTACACGGGAAGCACCATCTTGTAAAGATTGTTTGGTATCGAAGCAATAAACTTGGAAGGTAGCGGGTAGAACTAGCAGATAAAAGGCTTCTTTTTCTGAATAAACAGACTTCAGATTAGCCAATGTTTCACCTGCCAATGATGAATTTAGGTCAAAACGAACATTCTTAGACAAGTCTCTTAGGGGTGCAGACTTCTCTTGGATAGTCCTCATCAGTGAACGAACACCTGAGTCTGACAAGAAAATAACATCAGAGCCAACGCTTTGGATGGTATCTCTAGCAATACAGCCAATAGAGCCAATTGTGTCGCTCAGAACCAAGGATGCGGGTGTAGAAGCACCAGAGTAAACAAGAATCTGTCGTTTACCAAAGATAAACAAGAAATCATTGTGCGCTGCCAACCCCATGACTTCATCCGCACCATTAGGCCATACCCGTGAGACATCCAAAGAACCTGAAGTGCCACCACCCCACACATGACCTGCAATCAGATCAGAGAAGGTAACAGTTACTTTGTCAGTTGACGTATTAGCTACCCACAAGCGACCAAATGCTGAAATAGCAATGTTTGCTTGAGGAACAGTAGCAACATAGCCTGACTTTTCTGAGACTCTGCGATAAGTAGTTGTACTTACTGCGGGGTCATAAATCAGTGGATCGTGACCTGTTTGAAAGAAGTATGCAATCCCATTTAAAGAAGCAGTTTGCCAGTTAGATGCAGTAATAGTAGGAGCAGTACCGCCACCACCATAGGTCAACTCAGTCACCGCATTAGCAGTACCAAGTTTAAATAGCTTGTTGTTTCCTGCAAACAGGACAGTCAAAGTGCCATCGTTTTGCACTAATTCATGGATAACACCCACATCATTAGCACCTAGATTACCAGAAGAGGAGTTAACCCTTGTGTAACCTTTTCTAGCACCAATACGACCATACTGATCCAAGATGCAGTTAGTTGCAACCAAAGCAAAGCCAGCCCCTAAATCAAGGGGAGAATCTTCAGTATTCAGGCCGTAAAAGCCTGGTGCTGAGAGACTGTAACTTTGTAGAGGTTTGGACATTAGACCGCCACAAAGTTATCTTCAGGATAACGAGTGCTTTCCAATGCAATGGCATCAGAGAGCATTCCTCTAAAGAGTGCATAAGCCTCTGAAGAGGCAGTCCCACCATCCTCACCACGCTCAATCAGACCACGGGCATAAGCACTTTGAGTCACCAAATAGTCAAGAACTTTTACAGATGTGCCATCAGCAGACAAATTAGCCTGTGGGATGGTTAAATCAAACTTCAGTGTATAAACACCATCAGGAACGGGAAACAGGTCAATCTTTGTGTCTCCACTACCATCTACCCCGTTAAAGCAGAACTCGCTAGGAATAGACTGTGAAGGTGTGCCAAAGTTGAGCTTGCGGTTCATATCCGCAACAGTGGTGTTATCTAAAGTTATAACACTGGTAGTGTTAATAGCGTCATTAACACGAAACTTCTGACCCGCACCTGTCAAAGCATAAGAGCTTGTGGCAGCAGTAGTTGTAACTGTAATTGTTTGTCCTAAGACATTCCATGAATAACTATCTTCAATCTGACGCTTGGCATCATTGACAAACTTGCCAATCAAAGAAGAATACGCTGTTTCGCCAACAGTAGATACTGTGCTTTCACGCAAGCGAACTAGCACATCGTTAACAAGTTCTAAGTAGGTCATGTTCGTTGCGCTCCCTGAACCTCAAATGTTGCAATAAAACTGAATGTGCTACCCGATTGGGTTGTGATTTGGAGTTTGTCGCCCTCTTCAAACACAATATAGGCATTGCCATCAAACTGTAGATATTCTTTTGTACTAAAGTCTAAAGCTGTAAGAATGTCTAAAGTAGATGCACTACTTGCGTCATACCATTGAACAGTAATGTGCTTAGTCGAACCACCAGTATTGTGAATGTACATCACAGTAAACTTGGCGTAATAACCCGTAGGAACTGTATAAACAGTTGTCAGCACTGCGGCTGTTGGGCTAACTCCGACTGATTCTGGCCTCATTTACTATTCCTCTTAGAGATCGCTTTAGCCTTGGCTTTAGCGTCTTCCTTGGACGTTGCGCCCCAAGCTCTAAGAGAAAGTAAAAGTCGGGTAGGCTTTCCATCTTTCATCTCAGCGCCAGGCATATTGCCCATTCGTGCTAAAAAGGATGCCCTACGAGGGTTATCTCCCGACTTGACGGGTGGTTTTAAATTGCCACCTGTTTCTGCATTATACGATGCTCTTCCTTTGGCATTCAAGCCCCCCTTGGGGTTTTTTCCTTCTTTTGTTTGCCAAACAGGAGATTTCATTTCTTTTTTGCGGTCTTAGCCGCAGCCTTAAATGCCGCCTCAGTGGGAGCACCTTTAGAACCAACCTTACGCATTTTTTCTTTAGAGCCTGCTTTGATGCGTTCTTGTTTGGCATTGATGTTAGCGTAGAGACCTTGTTTCATTTCTTCTTCCTTTTGGACTCGGAAATAGCAATGGCAATCGCTTGTTTAGGATTCTTCACCACAGGGCCTTTTTTGCCAGAGTGGAGAGTTCCTTCTTTAAACTCACGCATTACCTTCCTGATCTTAGTGGCGGGTTTCATTTGCCACGACCTGCTTTTTTCATCATGTTAGTAGCAGTACGACCACCACGGGTAGGCATTGCTTTAGGCTTACCAATAGCAATCATTACAGTAACAGGCATAGACTTCTTCTTGCCATACTCTTTGGCTTCTTTCTCGCCTTTTTCTGTGTATGGGAATTTCTTGTTTCCAACTTGTGGCATATAAATCCTTATCGAACTAGCTTGGTTGCAACAAAAGAAATGATACCGCCAATAACAGAGGCAATAGCCATTCCAACGAAAAAGCCACCTTTAGATTTGTTAGCCATTTCTAAAAGCGTTTTAATATCTTGGCGAAGTGCGTGAACTTCTGTTTGAAGAGCCTCAACTTGAGCTTCCAATTTGCCAAATTCTCTTGGATCAATTTCCGACATTTAAAACCTCTTTTTTTGGTCTGCCCAACTTGGGTTTGTCTTCAACTTTCTTTGGAGTTTCCTCAACAAGAACGTATCCTTGATGACCTTTCATGCTATCAATATCATGTTGATAGGTGAAAGTTACTGTGTTTCCCGACTGTAAACAACGAAAAGTAGCCATAAAAAACTCCAAAAAAAGGGGGGTATTAGCCCCCTTTTATCATACCAAACGAACCACAACGCACCGAACTGTAGTGCTTGCCAAGTCCACAGTAGCTGTACTTTCGTTTTGGAAACGAATTGAGACAGTATCTGCTGCTGAGACATAAGGCGTGATGGAGAGTCCAGAGACATCAACACCCATACTGATGTTCGTTACAATGTCGCCTAGCTTAACGCCAGGTACTGTAATGGTGTTTGTTTCACCTGCGCCATCAACTAAAGATGAAGCGTTTAGTGTTGCTGTTACAGACCAAGTATCCGAAAAAAGACCTCGGAATTGGTCATTACCCCTACGGGCTGTTACTGCTGTTGCTGCTGCCATAATAAATCTCCTTGATGTAAAAAATCCCCCCACCGATTAAGGCGAGGGGAAAAGGCAACTATTAGGCTGGAACTGCTAACGCAAATGCGCTAGAAGACAAAGCTGCACCAGTTGTAGCGGCTGCACGAAGTGCTTTCACACCATACAAAGTATCAGATGTAAACAAAGTAGCCAAGTAGTCTTGTTTGTACTGAGTCTGTGAACGGATACCAATTTGCTCAACCAGAACCATA